GGGAGCTTGCTCGGGGTGACGGTTTGCCCCAAAAAAGTCTGATTTTGATTTTGGTTTGGTTTTGCGTTTAGGGCCGCGTTGCGGTTTGCTTGGCGTAGGGCGGTCTTGTTATTGACGTAGATTGCTCCGCGCTTTGAGTTGCAGGTTCTGCATGAGGGTACGAGGTTGGCTGTTGAGTCGTCTCCGCCTGCGTCGTGCTCGATCAGGTGGTCTGCTTGTGTGGCTTTGTTGCCACAGCCCCAGTAGCAGTCTGGGTTGCCGTCGAGTATTGCTGCTCTGTTTGTTCGGTATTGCTGGGTTTGTTTCCTGTTGCCTGCCATGTGGGTATGTTACTAGCGCCCTTGCTTCGCTGCGGTTGCTTTCGTGTGTGTCCTAGTCTCGGGTGTTTGTGCCCCCCACATTTCACAGCTGTGTGCTGTTGGCTGCCGGACTGTTTAGGGTGGACACCAATCGCCTTTTATGTAGTTAGGGAACTCTGAACAGTGGCTAATACCAGCATCACTTCACTTAAGTCATCACATGAGGCTGGGCGCACTGCACTACCCTGCTTCCACAGTGTGCATACCAGCAGAGTTCAATCCCCTACGTGGCCCTTGGTTGTATTTAGTTGTGTGTTGGCTACTTGCGTAAGCCTTGGATAATGGCAATGCCTAGCGACAGTAGCAGGACATACCAGGCCACGATCAGCATGATGCTAGGCGCTGTTCTATTGCTACTAAGTCCTCAGGTCGCCAGATGTAGCACTCTGCGTGTGGGTGCAGGATGGTGAGCCAATGCTCTTGAGCTATCGAGGTCTTGCCTTTAGCGGTCTTGAGTTCGGCAAAGATGAGGCCTTTAATCTTGTGGGCTAGTACTAGGTCTGGGAATCCTGCAGCGCCTGTGGTGATGTATCGCCCGGTGCGTGTCATGCTTGGTTGCGCATGATGGCAATCCCAGCCGTGAATGTAGGCCAAGGCTTTAACCTGCTGTAGGAATGACGCCTCAGAGATTGGTGGCACGTCTGCCTCGATTAGTGATGGTTTGTATCATTGCCCGAGTTTCATCAGTGATTGTTGGCCAATCACCTTCACGACCCTGCACTAAACGTGTTGTTTCTGCTATGCGTTCTTTTGCTGTTTGTTCTTGACGTTCAGCTGCTAACGCTTCATGAAAAGCAAATAAACCTATGTTGCCTTTATTGTTTGCGTAGTAATTATCGACAATGACTACAGCGCGCTCATAAGTCAATGTTTTAGGCAGTTTCGAGTACCAAATAGCGTTGCGTTGTAAGTCGCGAGGCTTGAAGAAATCGTTATGCGTTGCGCATCTGTCCATCAGTTTTGCCCATTCTTCTTTTGTCATTTTTTGTCTTTGCCTAGCATGAAGCCGCACATGAACACAGCGCTAAGCATGATGACAAGGCTAAATAGGTCAAGCATTAGAATGGTTCTTCTGGGGTGTCGTAGCTGGGCGCTGGGGTTTCGCCACTCTTAAGTGTGTCAATGTAGGCGCTTGCCTCGCGCTTAGTCATGGCCTGCAAGTTGGCTGGCGGTACTTTGCCCATTGACTTACAAACAGCACGAATCATGTTCTGTTGCTTATCGCTGGCAAGGTTGCTGAACTCAGTAACTGTCGTGTCGCCTTGCATACGTTGTACCTTGCCCATTTCCTCACGGCTTGGGCGCTTACTAAAGTCAGACCCACTAAGCCCGGCATTAGCCAATGCTCGACCCACAGCGCCAGTCTCACAATTCTCTAAATGACTGGTTTTGTTCACGTTGCCTTGGCCGCGTATTTCTTCTGCCCAGCCAGTAGCAATGATTTCACCATCAAGCCACAGCTCACACTTAAACACAGCAATGTCTGATAGGTAGTGCACTAGATCAGTAATAACACGCGCATCAGGGTGTGCCTTGAGGAAGCGGTCAAGCCTGCTGGCTACTGGTTCGTAATCGTCAAGGTTAAAGGCCACGGTAATGCTCTGTTTCTAGACGGCTAATTTCTGCGCGTACATACTCAAGGTGCATAAGCAACTTAGAAACTTGTTTTTTAAGGTCTCTAATCTCTGTGTCTTTTTCGTGTAGCAGGTCTGCCATGTCATCGTTGTGGGTGTACTCACTCATATGCCAACCCGCGTCACAATTAAAGCAGCTGCAGGAACCATTGTTAGAACTAACTCTGAATACCTACGGTCTTCTCTTGGGTATTGTGTGTCAAAGTCCAAGGCCATTTTCATGGCAAGGGTGATTATGCGCCTTCCCATTAACTCTTGTAGGTCATCACTCATCGTCAGCCAACTTGACTGTGCTCAAATAGTTAAAGCCTTTTGATGGGCCTGAATCATGCAGTGATGGGTGCCAAGAGTCGCGCACCTTTTCAGCCAATGTGGGTATTGCGTGCAGCGCACCTACGGCTTCTAACACAAGGCTTGACTCTTTAAACCGTAGTTCGAGTGCCAGGTTGTGGCTGAGGTTAGTTAGTTTGGCGATTAGTTCGCCTAATGATGTTTCCATTAGTAATCCCATCCTGTTAGTTCGTCTGAAAAATCAGGGTGCTTTTTAAGAATGTCAATGGCCATTGGCAACAATTTCCACATAAGTTCTTCTTCACTCATTGTTGTTTCAGGCCATATTTCTTGCCAATGATTTCTTAAATGCTCTGCTATTTCTTCGGCTCGTGAGTATCGGTCTTGTGCCCAATCCACAGCTTTATCGCCTGCTGATTTGTATTCCATTGTTTTTCCTTTGTTATTTGCAGTTGCGTTTCCATCTTTGCACATCCTTGTGACGCGATTGACAGATGAAAGCTTGTAGGTGTTTTTGTCCTTTGAGACAGCCCCAGCCCCACGGCCCGACGCGCCATACCTTACGCCCTGAGCGCTCGATGTGCGACTTAAACGCGATGGCATCAGCGACCTTGACTTGCTCGATGGGGCTAAGCCCTTTAGCTGAGTTGTAGTTAGACCAAGTGCGAAAAGTTTGGCGATGAATGCCCAGCCCACCCGTGTAGGACTTTGTGGAGTGTTGCCAGTTGCCGCCAGTTTCGCACCGGGCTAACTGATCGTAATAAGCGTCAGGCAGTACGCCTTGGTACTTGGCGTGTGAGTTAGCAGCTGCACTTGCGTGGGCTGGGGTGGATAGGGCGAGGATAAGCGTAAGTGCCATGAGTTTCTTAATCAACTCTCTCAACTTCTGTAGGCGGCCCCCATGAATGCCAAGACTGTGCACGTGTGCAGACTTGGGTATAAACAATCAGGCCTGTGGACAAGTCTGTAAAGACCTGCACCATGGTTTTCTTATCTTTAGACCTTAGGGCGATATAGCCCCATGTGGGAATCATGGTCTGTTGGCCATCATTTTAAGCCAAAGCCAGCAACTAACCCATCCCATTATGAAACTATAGATAAATTGGGTGTCGGTCATGCCCAGCCCCTAACCATGTCCATACCCTTTTGGGTGATGCCACACACAATGCCCTGAGAGCCACTTAGGAGCGCTCTACGGATGCCTAAGTCTTGGATTAGTCCAATGGTGCGCAAGTCACTGCAACGCTTCCAGTAGCCCTTTATTTCGTGACCAGCCAACGCTGATCGAGCGCCAGCCTCTTCATCGGTCAGGCCAAGAGTTGCGTAAAAGTACTGTTCCAACAGTAACGCTCGATGGGTTCCCACCCGTATCGGGCTAATTTGCCGTGATGTTTCAGGGTCTGTAGCCCGGAATAGTGGTAAATCGGTGTATGTCATGTTTCCTCTGACTTTCTGCTATTTGAGTAGCGGTGGTTACTTTACACAATTTAGAAAGTCGGTGGTGGATACCCAATGGAAACAAAGTACCCACCACCTAGCCCCAGCACTGCTCAAACAGTGTCTGGGAATCCTTATGGCTTAGGCAATGCGCGCCATGCAGCCTCTAGGGCTACGCCATCCTCAGCGTGGCCACCATTCGATTGCGGAGCAAGTTCTACATGGATCCAGCGCCCGTTTTTTGAGCCACCGTTATCAGTATCAGTCCACAGTTTCCAGCCTGGCTTGCCGTTTCTGTTACAGCGCCAGCCCTGCCACGTGCCGTTAATAAGACCGCCGTAATCGTGCACTTCTTCAATGCCTAGCTCTTTGTAATACTTGACAAACCACTGCATTGCTTGCACAGCTGCAGCGCGTCCTTCTTTGGTGTCCTTAAAGCCAATGTCTGCAGCTCTGCCACTTGCGTGCACACTCATGCCTTGCCCCGATCGCATCTGCCTAACCACCAAGGTGCCTAGGTTTGTAAAGCCCCAACGGCGAGAACAGAGATCAACAAACTTTTCGGTGCCTGCCATTTTGGCGGTGGCTGTTTTGTCGTACCCGGTGTATTTCATGGTGCAGGTGGGTCTTTAGGTCGGTCTTTGAGACCATTACCGGCAAGAACACCGAGCAGTCCACCTGTGAGGGTGGCAAGCATGGGTGACAGTACAGACCATGCAGCGTCATCATTGGGCGAGACCTCAAGCGGTTGTGTCACAAATAGCAATCCGTACAGCAATGCCAAGATGGAAGCAAGAAAGGCAAGTGTTAAACCGATGGCTACGACAAAAATTAGTCGTGCTTTTATTTCTTCGTTTGTGTGTCTGTTGTCTGGTTTCATACGCACTTTCCGCCTGTGCCGTATGGGGGCGCTGGTGTTGTTGGGGTGATTGTTTCGGTTACGCCTCGTAGGGCTTTGTTTTTGGTTGGTGGGCAGTTGAGGCGCTCACGGTCTGCGCAACTACTCAGGGCCAGACAGGTCAGAAGGCTGAGGCAAATTAGCGATTTCTTCATCGGTTAGTTCCCTTTCTGTGGTTTCGCCTGTGATGGCATCGTGGAATGTTCCTTTTGGTTTTGACATGGTTAGCCCTTTCGGTATCCGTAAACGGTGATAGTTCCACCAGTCATGGTGTCACTAGCCTTTGAAAGAACAAAACCTGTAGCAGTAGAGGTAGAAGTGCTGTAGGCGTTAAAACTTGCATGGCCATTGCCTGCTTGAGAAAAAATAGTGCCGTATTTACGCCGTGCCACATTGGGATTAACAATTTCCCAAATAATTACAGTTCCCGTTCCTGCAACGTTATTTACAGAACTAATAAAAGAGGTTTGCGCTGCTGGCCCGTAACCAGTTTGTGTCCCTACAGTCCAAGAGCCAAAAGAACCGCCGACAAAATATGAACTACCCGTAATGCCTGAAAATTGCAAACTATGTGATGCTGTGCCGTTGGTATCTAATACTTCAATCAATATTCGATAACTGTCGTAAGTGCTACTGAAACAGTTGCTTACCGTGACGCTTGTAACGCCAGAGCCAATAGTTGTGCTACTGACATAGACCAGCCCTGAGTTTGCCAGATACGTGTTTGTATCGGCAGCCGTCAGCACCTCACCCGTAGTAAAAGTCTTAATAGCCATAATTAGAATCCTAACTTATTATTGTTTAGTGTGCCGTAAACAGCATCGTTCAAGGTCAAGAACGAATAAGCCTCAGCAGAAGAAAGATACACAGTGCCACGCGCATACTTAGGAGTCACATTAAGAGTGAAACCTTCCAAAATGCAGTTGTACTTAGTGCCTCGCAAAATAACACCAATGCTGGCACCCAAAGTCGTATTGGTTAAACCAGTAATGGCCGTAGCAGACGACTCAGCCTCAGATAAAAACGACACAGACGAAGGCACAGTAGAGGACACAGAGAGGGTGTTTCGGACATAGCCAGCAAGGTTTAATGCTTGGCTTTCGGACACATCATAAGATTGGAAGTCCCTAGTGAAGTTGCCTGTGCCGCTTGTCTGCTGGGCTAAACCCGAAGGCGAAACGGTTACTTTTGTTGCGTAGTTATCGGCCATTGAGCGAAAAGTCACTGCGCTGTAATTAGCTGTTGGTTTAGCTGTAGCCACTGTGCCGTCAGTAAAGTCATATAGATATCCAATGCCCGTAGCTCCAGCCCTGCCAATCCAACCAATCGTAGTTAGCCCAACACCAACAAGGCGAGCCTGTTCTGTGGTCGCCAAAGTTTGTAAAACATTCAGCAAGTTTGTTTTAGTAAAACTTTGCGCCGAACAATAAGACGATGACGCAACAGCATTTAGAGCAACAACGTCAATAGAAGTAGCGTTAGCCGAATTAAAAGCAGCTGTGTAAGTAGCAGTGCTAGCCGACCAACTTACGGTAGTAATGGCACGACCAGCATCAGCAAGCGCATCCTCGCCTTGCACAGTCCACCTATCTTCACTAGCAACAATCCCGTATTCGATAGAACAGTTGGCTACACGGCCGTCATAGATCAGTGTTGAATTGCAATACACATAGATTTGGAAACCAATAGCAGGGGTAACAAACGTGCTTAAATCCCTGCCTGTGACACTAATAGTTGAAGCACGAAAAGGGTCTTGGACACTTTGGCGGCCCATAGATATATCCATTGACTGCACATTTGGTACGGCGCTGCCGTTGATGTAAACAGTCCAAACTTGCGCTGTCATCAGCCGCTCACAGTTATGGGTACTGAACCGTTTTGAAACATGTAAGTACGCAAAGCATCTACTACAGCGTTCGGGTCGCCGCCATTTACGTTAATAGTTACGCCACCACCCATACTGCCCATCTTTGACAATGGGATAACAGCCTCTGGGCCTGCCTCGCCAATCAGGGCAAAAGTAGGGCTAGTGACAATGCCACCGGTAGCCATTGCTTTATAGTCAAGTCCTGCAGGGTTTGCGCCACCAGCTGCACTACCTTCACCACCTAAACGGCCGAGGCTAATTTGCCCTAGCGAGCCAATGTCTTTGCCAGGCTTAATCAAGTTAATGCCCTTAATGACTACGTTAATCATGGTGATAAAAGCGTTAGCCATAAACTCAAAGTTACGCGCCACCTGATTAACGACAGCATTAACTACAGCGCGGAAAGTGTCAAACTTCTTGTAGGCCGTAACAAGTGCAACACCTAAAGCGACAATGCCAGCCGTGATCAGCACAGCAGGGTTAAGCGCCATGGCCGCATTAACCAAAACAACTGCAGCGGCTAAAGCACCAAACGCAACAGCGACAGCAGTAATTAGTGTCGGGTTGTTTTGTGCCCACGTGGCGAACGATTGCAAGACTGGTAAAGCCTTTTCAAGAATGGGTAACAGTGCAGCGCCCACACCTTCTTTGGCTTCACCTAGTGCAACGCCTAAACGCTTCATAGAGCCTGCAGCAGTGTTAGCAGAATCAGTAGCAGCACCGCCAAAAGTGACAGCCATTTCAGCCATGACCTCTTCCATGCTTGCGCCGTCTTTAATCATCTGGCGTAGTTCTGGGGAGAGTTTTGCTAGGGCGGTCATGTTGCCGCCATACGCTTTTTCCATAGCCTTAGTCACAGTCTCAAGACTTATGCCTTTAGCAGCTGCAATGTCCATAGACAAGTTGGCGGCTTTCTGGGCTTCGTCAATGTCCATAGTGGCGCGCACCAGTCCAGCCAGTGCCGGGCGTAGCTCGTCATCTGTTACGCCTTTAAGTTTGCCCTGCTGGGTTATGTAGGACTCGACACCAGCAATTTGTGCATCAGTGGCTGCAGTGGTTTTTTGTAGCTGACGCGCCAGCATCGCCTGTGCTTGCTCATCTTCCATAGCACCCTTGACAGCATCACCGAGGCCAGCAACTAAACCACCAAGCGCTACAGCTGCGTATTTGTTGGCTTTGCCTAGCGCATACTTGGCTTTGGCTTGTGCGCCTTCTAAATCCTTAAAGCCCTTCTCGGCTTCCTTCAATCCCTTAGGGTTAAATTGCGTAACGATTGGTAGGTAAATAGCCATTAGCCAGATGTCCTTGCTTGTAGTGCTCGATTAGCGTCAGCGATTACTTCATCCACGGCTCTCATAATGTCAGCAGTTCCTTGCTCTGCAATAAAAGCGCGTGATCGCCATAAGCCGCGCTGGGGCCTGCCAAAAGTGTTAGTCAGTAGCCGTGAAAAGTCGCTGTTGTTTTTAGACCCTGCCTGGCTGAACATTGCGCCAGCTGCGTTCTTTTGCACCAAAGTAACTAGCGGTGTGATGCCTTGACCACGTGCACGGCCACCCACCATGATTTGCACACCTTTG